CTCATAGGAGATAATCAACCTGATTTTCAAGATGAAGTTACATTAACTTATGCTGGATCTACAAGAGTAGGACAGATAGTTAATATAGATACAAGACAGGGTGGACAAACTTATCTGTTTACATTATTGGTAAGGTTCTGATGGCTAAAGCTAAAGGTATTGAAAATATAGAAAGAGATCTTACTGGTAATCTTGAAAGTGATTTAAATCAATTGGTTCGAGCTATATTAGTTGATTTATCAAAAGAAAGGTATAGTCCTGTTGATACAGGTTTTTTTGCCTCTAGTTGGACAGCAAGTACGCAAAGACCTAGACCAGATGAACCTAGAGAAACAGTTGCACCTTGGAGTAATATAAAACCTACAAGAAGAGGTGCAAGATCTCCACAGGCAAAAATTGAACCAAGGTTTATTGATAAAATATCATATAACTTTAAACCTTTTTCAAAAGTATTTATTGGTAATAGGTCACAATATGCTGCTAGAGCTTTAGCTTCAGATAGAAGTAAAATACCACAATATGTTCAAAGTCAACTTGCACCATTAATTAAAAGAACTTTTACGGAAAAGAAACCAAAAATTGCAGTTGGAATGTCTTCATTAAAAGGTGGTCAAGGTGGTATCGGTCAGTTTGGAGATCCTAAAAAAGCATTTGTTGATTACACTAATTTATGACTTTAGTTAACACCAGAGCAGCTTTTGAAAAGGCAGTTACAGATGCAGTTGCAGCAGTAGATGCTACTGTCGAAATGGTTTATGACAATATGGTCTATAAAACTCCTGGAAAAACAAAAAAATATATTCTTATGTCGATAGACTTTTCACAATCAACAACACAGACTCAAGGTGCATCACAGGATTTTTATTCTGGTGTTATTCAATGTAATATCTATGTTCCTAGAGGAAAAGGTAGTGCTACTTTATCTTCTCTAGGTGAAGCTGTTATTGATGGGCTGACTTCTGTTAATGCTTCTGATTATACAGATACTTTCAGTTGTGATCCTAGAGTATTGGATGTTGTTGGTCCAGCTCCTATCGAATTAGATGACTCTTCACACTTTCTTGGCTTAATATCTTGCCAATTTACTGCTAACGCTTAGTATACTAAAGTAAGTATACTAATTTTATGACTAGAGCAGTTGATCTTTTGAAAAACAAGTTTGGAGTTTCTCAACTTTACAAACATGATATTAAACAAGATGATGAGATTATTCTTACTGTCTATTGGCATCCTTTAACTATTGCAGAACGAGAAGCAATACAGAAAAAATCAAACTCTGACGATGTAAATGATTATGCTTTACAGATGATGATTACAAAATCATTAGATAAAAATGGAGATAGACTTTTTCAGGATGGAGATAAAGCATCACTTAGACGAGAAGTTGAGGCTACTGTTCTTGAAGAAATACAACTTGCAATGGTTCAAGCTGGTGCTGATAAGGAGGTAAAAGAGGCTAAAGCCGATTTAAAAAGCTAATAAAGATTGGCAGTTTTTATTTTCTTTAGCAAAGACATTACATAAAACTGTAGCTGAGTTATGTGAGACTTTGACCATTGAAGAAATGATAGGTTGGGCTGCATATAATGAAATTGAAAATGAAGAATATAAAAAACAACAAGAACAAGCACAAAGAGCTAGTGCTTTACGAGGCAAAAGAAGGTAATATAGAGAAAATGTTTTAATTTTTATAGCAAGTGGCTAATTATAATATAGATATTGCTGTTGCTTTAAAAGGTGCTAAAAAACTAACTGCTTTTAACAAAGATGTTAGAACTACGCAATTACAGGTAGAAGGATTAAATAAAACTTTAAAAAATGTTGCTAAAGATCAAAATTTATTAGTAAAAAGTTTTCAAAATTTAAACTCTGTATTATCACAAGCAAAAGGCAATTTCAATGCCGTAGCATCAGGTACATTTAAACAAATAACTGCTGCTAAACAACTAATAACAGCAGAAAAAGAACTTAATAAAGAAATATCACTAAGGAATAAATTATTAACAGGTGGTAAATCTGCTCAAGGAATAGGATTGGCAGTTGATCCTGTTTTGAAATCTATTCAAAGAAATCAAAGAAAACGAAAACCAATACAATCAACATCAAGTGGTTTTAAAGAGTTTTCACAAGATGCAAGTGAAATTCTTTTGCAAGGTCAAACTAGTCCAGTTGGTGCAAGAATTGACAAAATTTTAGCAAATAGAAAAAAATCTGAAAAAGAGATACAAAAAATAAGAGAAACTGCTGGGAAAAAAAGAGAAATAAAAGAAAAAAGATTAATTGAATTAAGAAAAAGATCAGAAAAATTAATTGCTCAAGATCGTGAAAGAACAATACTTGCAAGAGGTCGAATTGGTTCTAATATTCCGAGCATTGGTAACTTAGTAGGTGGATTAAGAGGTCAATTTAGAGAGGGAGGTGCTTTTGCTGCTACAGGAGGACAAAGAGCAAGAGGTGCTTTAAGTAACGCTCTTATTGGTGGTGGTTTCCCCTTGTTATTTGGTCAAGGTGCTTTGGGAGCAGCAGGTGGTGGTATTGGTGGTGCAGCTGGTGGTGCTTTAGGTGGAGGATTTGGTTTTGGTTTATCTATAGCTGGTACTGCATTAGCTCAAAGGATACAAGAATCTATTGATTTTAGAAAGTCTGTTGCTGAGTTAAATAAAGAAATGGAAAGAATGGGTATTACTTCAAATATCAGTTCAAGAAATGTTATAGATTTAGGAAAATCTTTAGGTATTACAAAACAAGAAGCTGTTCAAACATTACAAGAATTTAAAAGATTTGGAAAAGATGCCGTATTATTTGCTGAAAAATTTAAAGGAGATTTTGGTAAGTTTGAGGCAGTTTCAGGAGCAACTGATATTGAGTCTACATTAGCTGCAATAAAAAAATTCAATAAAGATTTAACTTTAGAAGAAGAATTAAGATTTATTAGATCCCTTAGAATTAAAGGTGCTGAAAGAACTATTAATGATTTATTAACTGATAGTCTTGATAAACAAAAACAACTAGAAACAAAAGGTTTTGGGCAGGGAGAAGGTTTAAATCCTGGTGCTAATAGAAAAAGAAAAAGTGTGTTAGATCAAGAAAAAGAAGCAACACAAGACATAATTGATAAAAATACAGAGCTTACAGAAAAGCTTATAAATGTTAGAGATTTAAATAGGCAAATTAAAGAAGAATCAATAATGGCTTCGATTTCTATATCAGAAACTATGAAAGATTTAAATTTTGAAATGAAAAAATTAAATGATAGACAATTTCAAGTAATTGAATTTTCTAAAGCAATGGGTGCTTCATTTGAAGAATCATTTAAAGGAATTATTAAAGGCACTATGTCAGTAGGAGATGCGTTTAGAAATATGTTAAATCGAATGGCAGATCATTTCTTAGACATGGCTGCAAAAATGTTGGCAACTCAGTTTCAAAGAGGAATACTATCATTAATTGGAAATAGTTTAACTGGTGGATTAGGTGGTGGTGGAAGTGTACCTTTTATAACTGATAATGTTTTTAATACAGAATTTGATACAAGTTTAATAAGTGCTGGTGCTTTTAAACCAAAGGCAATGGGAGGGCCAGTAAAAGGTGGTGGTAGTTATATTGTTGGTGAAAAGGGTCCAGAATTGTTTACACCAGGAGTTTCTGGTATGGTTACACCAAACCATGCTCTTGGTGGTACAACAAATGTGGTTGTAAATGTAGATGCCTCTGGGAACCAACAGATACAGGGAAATGATGATAGTGCTGCTAAATTAGGTGAAGTAATAGCAGCAGCAGTTCAGGCTGAAATTGTAAATCAACAAATGGCTGGAGGGTTATTAAGTTAATGGCAAGTTTTCCAACAACAGTTAATCCTACTTATGGATCAAGAAAAAATTCAGCACCAAATATTCGCATTGCCCAATTTGGGTCTGGATATCAACAAAGATCTACATTTGGAATAAATCAAAATTTGAAAGTTTATAATCTTAAATGGCAAAATATAAGTGAAACAGATGCAGATGAGATAGAAACTTTCCTTGATGCTAGGGCTGGTGTAGAAAACTTTGATTACACTCCACCAGGAGAAAGTGCTAGTAAAAAACTCATTTGTAGAAATTGGAATAAAACAATACCGTATTTAAATAGGGCTACAATATCAGCAACATTTGAAGAGGTAGCAGAAGCATGACAAGTACACAAATTGCACCATCATCTTCAAAAATTAGTGAAGAAATACAGAAACTTGAACCATCTGCACTAATTACTTTATTCGAACTAAAACTTACTTTTGACATTAATGGTGTAGATCAAACTTTTTACTATCACGCTGGAACTAATGAGTTGAAAAGTAATATTGTTTTTAATGGCGTTACTTATGTTGCTGCACCTGTTCAAGTAAAAGGTTTTGACAAAGTAACAAAAGGAACTTTGCCAAGGCCAACTTTTACAGTTGCAAATGCTGATAATGCGATAACAAATTTGATGCTTTTATATAGTCCTTTAAATGCAGAACTAAAAAGAATACAAACACATAAAAAATTTCTAGATGCTGTAAATTTTTCAAGTGGTACAAATGCAACAGCAGATCCTACTGCGATAGCTCAAGTTGATGATATTTGGTATATAGATAGAGTTGCAGCAGAAACACCTGAAGCTGTTACTTTTGAACTTACAGGTAAAATTAATATGCAAAATCTAAGGTTACCTAAAAGGCAAATTGTTGAACATTGTCCTTGGCTTTATAGAGGTACTCAATGCGGTTATAAGGGTTCAAAATGTTTTGATGTAAATGATAATGAAATATTTGGAACTAATAAGTTATCTCTAGATAAATGCGGTCATAAATATTCCAGTTGTTTGGTACGTTTCTCTGGGAAAAAAACTAAAGTACCATTTGGTGGGTTTTTGAATGCTAGATTACAGATGTGATGATGTTTAAAAAAGCTGCTAAAGAACACGCAATAAAAGAAGCACCAAAAGAATCTTGTGGGATTGTTGTAGATAACATTTATTATCCTTGCAATAATATTTCAGACACTCCAGAAGATAATTTTGCAATACATCCAAAAGACTTTTTAAGAGCTAGATCAAAAGGTAAACTACAGTATATTGTTCACTCTCACCCAGAAGGAGGCAATGCAAGTGAACCAGATAAAAAAGCTTGTACAGCAACGAAAATCCCTTGGTTCGTTTATCTTCTACCAGAGGACTCATGGCAAATTATAAATCCTTAATTGGAAGGCAATGGCAATATGGCGTTTTTGATTGTTACTCTATAGTGCGTGATTATTATGCTCTTTTGGGTATAGACTTACCTGATTATGAACGTCCAAAAAGTTTTGAAACTTGTAAAAGTATTTTTCTTAGTGATGCAAGTAAATTAAATTTTAAAGAAGTTGATATAAACAAAAGAAGACCTAATGATGTTTTGATAATGAAAATATGGACTAAAGAACCAATGCACGGTGCTATTCTTTTAAAAGATGATATGATACTACATCAAAAATTTGAGTCTGTAAGTTGTTCAGAGTATTTTAACCATTATTATAGAAAAAGAACTGTGGGGTGTTTTAGATATGCAGCATAAAATTCTGCTGCTAGATGAATTAGGTGATCGATGGGGTAAGACTCATATTTATCATGATTTAAAATCCCCAAGTGAAGCATTAAAGTTGCTTTATATTAATTATCCTGATCTTTGTAAATATTTTGCAACTGCTCACGAAGATGGCATAGGTTTTACAGTTGTACAAGCTGGTGAGTTTTTAGATTATGGAGATTTAAATTTACCATTAGGACAAAATGATTTAGTTATAACACCAGTTATCACTGGTAGTGGTGGAATTGGTAAAGTATTGGCTGGTGTTGCAATGATAGGATTAGTTGCTCTTTCTGCTGGTGCTGCTGCTGGGGCTACAGGATTTTTTAGTAAAATTGGTACAGGTTTGAGTGCAATTGGCTCGGGTGGTTTTGCCGCTGGCGGTGCTGCTGGTGGTTTTTTAAGTGCTGGTGCTGCCTCTATTATTGGAAAATTAGGGGTTGCTCTAATATTATCTGGTGTTTCTGATATGATTTCACCGCAACCACAACTACCAAGTTTTGATTTTGATGCACCTGTATCAGGTTTTACTGGTGGTCCAGGTGGTATTACAAGAGGTTCTGACGGTTCACAAAGTTACGCTTATACAGGAGCAGCAAATACTGTAGGTCTTGGTAAAACTATACCTGTAGTTTACGGTAAAGCATTAATTGGAGGTCATATTTTAAGTACAGATATAGAGGTTGCAAACGAATCTGACCCACTAATGAAGTATATCAGACCACCTAGTTTAGATTCTGTACGTCTTAATGGTGAAGAATTAAAAGGTAAATATACAGAAGCTGGTGGTTTAGAAGCAAGAATATTAAATGGCAATAAAAATGCCTTTAAAGGTACTTCTTTTGTGACAGAAATATCGGCTAATGATTTTGTCGTAGATTTACAGCAGGGAGGAGAACAAAAAGTTGTAGATGATTTAGGTGGAACCGCTGAAGGTGATAATAATAGCCTTAATAACACACCAGATTTTCAAATTCTTTTTCGTGCAGCAGGTCTTATTGATTTTGTTGGTAATAATAAAACAACTAGGATTGATGGTTTTATAACTTACAGAATAATTATTAAAGAAAAAGATTCTCAAAATTTAGTTCTTAATAATCAAGCCACTATACAAGGATTAACATTAACGACACAAAAGTACAATTACATATGCAAACTTCCATATCAACATATAAGTGGTAAGAATACATATCAGCTTTTTATTCAAATTATTGACACTGGTGTAGATTTTACAAGGGCTAGATTTAAAATAAGACAAGTAGGATATAACTTAAAGAAAAAGTAATTATGGCGTTAAACTCTACATCTACAATAAAAATTGTTGATCTACTCTGTGAAGGTGAAATTGAAGCAATTGTTGGTGGCAAAAAAGGTATATTTTTAGATGAAACACCTGTGAAAACAGGTAATAAAAATAATTATTCTGATGAACATTTTTCTTTTGACTTTAGAACAGGAACAAAAAATCAATTACAATTATCAGATTATCAAAAAGGTGGAGCATCAAATTTAACAAATTTTTCTGAAGAAATAGGTTCTAATTATAGTGAAACAAAAAACGCTAAAAATCTTGTTACTTCTAGAAATTATGGAAGTGGAAAAACAGTAAAACAAATTACAGATGAACAAACAACTTCTGTAGAATTTCTCTTTACAATTCCAGCTTTATTTTGCACAGCTATGGAAGGTATTGCAAGAGGTCAATTATTTAACGCAAAAGTTAGAATAAAAATTTTTCTAAAAGAAGCAGGTACTGCATTTAATGAAGTTTATGATAGATCTTTTACTGGTATTAGTACATCTGACTACCAATTCAAAACACCTCGTATTCAATTAGATGGTCAACCTCCTTATTTATTTAGAATTGTTAAAGTCACAGATAAAGAAAATGATTATGAAGTAAAAAAAGGTGATTTTGAAGATTTAGATCCAAATACACCATTAGAAAATACTAGAGCAAATCGTGTAATTTTAACATCAATGATAGAAAGGCAAGATTTCAAAAGTCGTTACCCTTTTACAGCGTGTGTAGGTGTATCTCTATCAACAGAAGCCTTTTCATCACTGCCCACGAGAGCATATTTGATAAAAGGGCTGAAAGTAAAAATACCCCATAATGCAGTTGTAAGAAATGACGGCAGTTTAAGGTTTGTTGGTTCTTTTAATGGGAGTTTAAAAGACGGTAAACATTGGACAACCTGCCCTGTATGTATTTTCTTTGATATGCTTACAAATGATAAACATGGGGCAGGGGATTTTGTAACAGCATCAAATATAAGTTGGGTTGATTTATATCCTTTAGCTCAATATGCAAATCAACGAGTTAATACACCTGATGGATTAGAACCAAGGTTTGCAATAAATACTGTGATTGCTGCACAGAATGACGCATATAAAGTCTTACAGAATCTTGCTAGTACTTTTAGAGGCATGACATATTGGGCTGCTAATACAGTAAATGTAGGGGCAGATCATGGCAACTTAGATGGCTCTGATGTAGATCCTGTACATCTCTATAACAACTCAAATGTAATTGGCGGCGTGTTCAATTATTCTGGCACATCTTTAAAAACTAGATCTACTTCAATAAGAGTTAGATATAACGATCCAGATAATTTATATAAACCTAATGTAGTTGTTGTTGAGGACTATGACTTAATTACAAAATATGGTTATCAGGTGAAAGATTTAGTGGCATTTGGTTGTTCTTCCAAATATCAGGCTCAAAGATTAGGTACTTGGATGTTGAAATCAGAAGAACTTGACGCAGATGTTGTAATTTTTTCAACAGGTCTTGATGGCCTTGCTGTTTTACCTAGTCAGGTGTTTGCAGTGGCAGATGAGATGAGACAAGGAGTTCAAAGGGCTGGAAGGATTGCTTCTGGTGCTACAACTACATCAATTGTTCTTGACAAAGATTTATCTTCTGTTTTAAGCAGCGATCCAACTTCATTTACTTTAAATTGCACACTGCCAGATGGCACTGTTGAATCAAAAACAATAAAAACAGTTTCTACAACAACTGTGACTGTGAAAAATGCTTTTTCTTCTGCGCCACAATCGCAATCTGTATATACGGTTACTTCAAACTCATTACAACATCAAAAATTCAGATGTATTGATGTGATAGATAATAATGACGGTACTTACACAATAGAGGGTGTACAGTTTAATGATTCCATTTACGATGCTGCTGATAAAAATACAGATCTAGTTTTGACTGATATAACTGCATTTGATTCAACGCCTCAACCACCAACAAATTTACAACACGCAGTTATAGTTATGAATCAACCTTAATTATGTCAAGTAGAGCAATTTTTAGCTGGTCAAGAGGTTTAAATGGGCCTTCAGTTTCATTTCATGTTAAATATAAAATTGGTAATGGATCTTTTAAACACGCTACAACAGAAGATACAACATTTGAAATAGATAATTTAAAACCACAATCACAGGTTACTTTTAAAGTAAGATCAGTTGGTGTTGCCCCTAATAACAAAAAATCTACATTTGTAACAACAGTAATAACTATTCCAAAAGAATCAATTACTGAAACAGCTTCACCAGTCATACCAGAAATTTTATTACCACCAAGTCCTGTAAATGTTACTGTTGAAGCTACTACTAATAATGAAGCGATTGTTAAATGGACTATACCCGCATCATATACAGGTAACAGAGAAGAATTAGTTGCAATTATTAGACATTCACCCTTAACAGACGGTACAGGTGTATGGCCTGATAGCACTTTACTAAGAAAGGTTGCTGCTGTTACGGATTATGTAATTTTGCCTTTAATGAACGGAGAATATCTTATAAAATTTGAAGATAAACAACATAATAAATCAGAAAATGCTACAAGTGCTGTTATAAATTTACCAGAAGAACTGCCTAAACTTTTAGTACAAACAGTACGAGAAGATCAAGGAATAGCACCTTTTCCTGGTCAACGTAATGATTGTTTTTATTCTGATGAATATGATGCACTTGTTTTAGATACTGATGACGAAATAGATGACAAGGTGGATTTTGAACAGGGTTATCTTCAAAATATTGATTTTGGTGGCACGTTAAAAACATCAGGTGAATATTTTTTTCAAAATACAGTTGATTTGGATGGTATTTTTACAGTTCAATTTAATAGGATTTTAAAAATTAGAGGTTTATATCCAAACGATACAATTGATTTGCATTTTACAAATATTGACCAATGGTCTGATTTTGACGGTGCGTTACCTGATGAGACAAATGGCATTTTAAATTTTAGAAAAAGTAATGACCCTTTTTCAGATGACCAAATACAAGATGAAAATACTGAATTTTTATTATTAGAAGATGGAAGTAAATTTAATCAAGAAGATTCAAATACATACGGTGAATTTGTCCCTTTGGAAAATGGTAGATATACTGGTAGAGTTTTTCAATTTAAATTAGATTTAAGTTCTGAATATAACGACCAAACACCCTTAATAGATGAACTGGGTTATCAACTTTTATTTGAAAATAGAACAGAAAGTGATGGATCTATAAGTAGCGGTGCTGGTGCAAAGGCGGTAACTTTTAGTAAAGCCTTTTATCAAACACCAAAATTAGGCATAACAGCTAGTAATATGGCTTCAGGTGACTATTATGTAATTAGTAGTGAAAGTCGCACAGGCTTTTCTATTACTT